CGGCCGGGTGGGATCGTACATCATCAGCGGAATGGTCCGGAGGAAGCCCTTGCAGCCCTCGAAAATGTAGCACCGGGCGTAACCGTTTTCATCAAACTGCAGCCGGTAATGGCACTGCATCCAGCCTGCGATCCGCTCATGGTCACCCGGCTCAAAGAACAGCCCATACTTGGCAGCGGTGTCCGCGATGCTGTCACCCCGGCTGGCATCCCAGATCGCCGGGTCAGCCACACCCATAATCCGTTTTCCCCTCAGCCATGGGTGGTTCCGCTCCACCTTGGCGATCTCATCAAACTGCTGATCCGGTGTCCACTTGCTTCCTTCGTTGGGTGTCCCGTTCCAGCCGTACAGCTCCAGGATCCGGTAAAGCGTCCCATCATAATCAATGGCCCACCATGCGCAGCTGAAGGGCTTGGCATAACCAAAGTCATAGCTTCTGTAGATCTGCCATCCACGCTTGTCACCGGCGGTCAGATCCAGCGGCTCGATCACATGGGTCCACCGTCCCTGCTCCCGTGCCTCCTCAATGCTGATGCCGGCATCCAGGCACTTCTTCCCGTCAGGCTCAACCCGGAATTCCTCAAAAAACTGCCCTTCGTAGATATCCCACCGGCCGTACAGCCATGCCTCCCGCAGCTTCGGCGGCAGTGCCTCCAGCTGCCGGATGTAGTCCGGCTGGCTTTCCATCAGCGCCTTGTTGTCCGTCACCAGGCTCTGGATGAACACATAGTCCTCCGGGTTTTCCCCGTTTTCAAACCGCCGGTCGATAAAGAGCCGCTTGAAATACCCGTGACTCACCCCGCCGGGGTTGAAGGTGTAGTAGATCCGCTTGGGAAAATCGTTGACACCGCGCAGACACGCCGTGATCTTCTTGATCCATTCCTCACGGAGGTTGGTAGCCTCATCCAGGAATATCACATCGTACTCAGCGCCCTGGTACTGCTCCAGATCTCCATCGCAGGCGCAGTAACCGAATTTGATGGTGCTTCCATTGGGAAAAAAGAAACACTTCTCCTGCTTGTTGTACCTAGCGATCCCATGCAGTTCCTGCCGCAGCGGATTCACATGGTTGTTGATGAGCTCCTGATGGGTTTTTCGCACGATCAGGCATTTGATTCCTGCGTAATGGACCGACAGCAGCTTTGCCTTTGCTCTCACCGCCCAGCTCTTGCCGCCGCCTCGGGCCCCTCCGAATCCCACATGCTTGGCTTTCGCCCTCAGAAACCGGTCCTGCTTGTCAGAGGGCCTCTGAATCACCATTTTCGGCATACCGTCATCCCTCCGTCATCCCACATAATCCTCCAGACCGCCGTCCAGAATGACCTCCACAGCCTCCCGGCGCTGTTCCTCTTTGCTTGCCTGCCGTTCCAGGTTGTCGATTCGGGCCTTCTGCTCCCGCTCATCCAGGGCAGTGCGCAGCATTTTGATCTCCTTAATATCCCGGAGCGCCGCGGTGATCTGCCGCAGCCCCGCCTTGTCCACGATTCCCACCACCTGAACGATCTCCTCGTTCTCCAGAATGGTCTCCTTCGTGGGCTTGTCCGGCCGCAGGGAATTGTTGTATTCAATGACCTTTTCCTTCCGGGTATTGGTCACCAGATGGATCTCCAGCTCTTCCACAGCCTTCTCCAGCTTATCCAGCAGCTTGTCCGTCACCCGGTCGATCCTGGCCATCTGGTCAGCCTTCTTCCGTTCGCTCTTAGCGACCGATTTTGCCAAAACATTGCTCAAATACCGCTCCCGCTCCTCCGGCCACTTCTCCGCCTTCCCACGGTTGCTCACCTGAGTCCCGCTCACTCCGTATTTCTCCGCCAGCTTGCGGTAGCTGGTGTCTGTGGTTATGTATTCCGCCCTCATGGCGATCCAGTCAGCGCCCACAAGCCTCCCTCCTTTGCCACCATCATACCAAATCCCGCCCCGCCTTCTCTATCCCCGCACCCTGCCACACCAGGGCTTATAAGGCTCTCCCTCAGGGACTGCGCCCGCAGGCGCGTTTCGGAGGCCAACCACCCATGGCTCTCCCTCTGGGAGAGCTGGCACGGCGCATGCCGTGACTGAGAGGGTACATGCAAAAAGAGGAGGCCGAAGCCCCCTCTTTCATGATTCCTTTTTCTTCCGGTGTCTCCGCTCCTGGTCATAGCTGTAGAGGCACACCTTGCCGCAAAACACCCGCTGCTTCGGATCGGTAATGGGTTTTCCGCACCTTCTGCAAAACTTTTGCCGTGCCCTGTTGGGGTTTTTCATTGTATGCAGCCGGTTGTATTCAATTCTGCACTCCTCGCAGCAGTATATCTGGTCTCCTCTGTGGGGCCGGAATGGCTCCCCGCAGTTTTTGCACTCCCGCTCCGGATATTTGTGCTCAGGTTCCGGGTCCAGGGAGGTGTCCCTTGTGTGGGGGTGGTCCGCCTTGTAGTGCCCGTAATGGACCCCATACCCCAGCTCCATAGCCCTCCGGCAATCCATCACCAGATTGTCCGGCTCATAATCTCTCATGCAGTTTCTCCCTTTCTGGTCATTGCGAGGGGCGAAGCCCCGTGGCAATCCCCCGGTTGGTTTTTTGATCCGGAAGCCAGCGCCTCCTTTCTCAGCATATCAGCACATCCGCTGTCTCCTCCGCCAGATTCCCGGCATTGCCGATACCCCGGAGGAATTTCGTGACCTCTTTCTGCAGCTCACTCAGCTCCTCGATGGCCACCACAAGCTGATTCTCCTCACCGTACCGGACCAGTGCGTTGGTATAGGTCATCTCCCGTTCCTGGTCTGTCATTCCGTTTCCTCCTCATAGTCATATCGCTGATCCCAGGGCTGGAAGTTTTTCTCCCCCACGATCCTGCGGATCCTTCGGTCGACGCTGTCCTTGGTCCACCACATATCCGGGTCATCCTTATCCTCCACCACCGCCATATGGCTCATCTTGTTCACATTCTCCATGTGGGCGGCAATAAATTCCACCGCCTGCTCCTCCGTGCAGCTGAACACATCCTCAGCCGCCATCACAGCGCCGTCACAGCTCTGCTGCATAGCCATCCGGAGCTTCTTCAGGAAATTCAGCCGTTCCATGGCCAGCCGTTCCTCAAACAGCCGCTCCATCTCCCGGAGCTTTTTTTCATACTTGGCCGCAAGCTTCGCCTCGATCTCCGCCCGCATTGCCACCTTCGGATTGCCCAAATCATCCATCCTTTCTGTAGGGGCGGGGCATGACCCGCCCGCATCCTCAAAACGGCGGCTCGTCTTCCGTCCCCGCCAGCCAGCTCATCAGCGCCCATTCCAGCCCCTGGTCTTGGATAAACTCCATGGTAAGTTCCAGCTCCTTTTCCATCCACATCATCAGCCGGCTGGCGACATCCCGTTCCCGTTCCGCCAACCGCAGTTCCCGTGTCAGGTTCCGGTTCGCCTCCTCCAGCTCATCCGCGGTCTGCCGCAACTCCCGCAGCTTCTCCGCCATCGCAGGAATGATCGTCCCCCGATACTCCGCCACCTCCTGCTCCGCCCTCCAGCAGGCCTCCCGCCAACTCTCAGCCATTGTCTACCACCTCTATTTCCGCTTCTTCAAGAATATCCCGAAGACTATTCCACTCACTGTCACCAAGAAAGTTGTCAGCAGCATCAAAATACTGGTAACCTGTGTATGTCTTAACTACAATCCCGGTGTATTCTGCCATCAGCTTAACAAACTTGTCCGCTCCAAAGTAATCTCTTGCGTCCAAAAGCTCATCGAGCTGATCTTCTGTGATCTTATCAGGCATTGTCAGTCCCTCCCGCTGTACTTCTGATTGATCACGGAATGGGACTTGACCTCCGCATCGATTTCAAAAATGTCACTGTAGATCCTGGCATCTTCATCGAAGCACTGCCAGCAGCACTAAAAATACAGATCCCATCAGATCATCCTCCCATATCCCGGGTCAAATAGCGACACCGGCCTCGGCGCACCGCCCAGGAACCGTCCGCCTTTTGTACATAGGCAGTATCCCCTCCGCAGCCGCAGTCCAGCAGCCGGAAATGGCTGTCCGGCTCCGCCGGCACCACAGCGATAAGATCATCGCAGCTCATTCCATATCCTCCTCATATTTGTTTTCCATGATCATTCTGAAAATCTCACAGTTCTTGTATTTATCGCAGCAGAAAGTCTTCATCTGTGTCCGGAAGTCCGGCCTCCTCTGAAAATTGATGCTCACCGTGCTGTTTGCGATCATCCACTCACAGTGGATCCGGCTCCGTCCGTCATCCTGGCGGTAAAACGGGCATTGCACCTCCTGCTGCCAGTAAGACCCGCTGGACATATTCAGGCCCCATGATCCTGAGCATACCACCACAGTATCGTTGACATATGGCTGCCCGGATCGTTGCCGCTGGCAATGGAAGCCCGCAGCCGCTTCGCGTAATTGATAAACATATCCACCCCCAGTTTGTTCAGTAAGAGATCGGTCTGGAATTGCGAAAGATTCATCCCCCTGATCTCATTCATCAGCATTTTCATTTTCTCATCATCATCCTTCGGCGCGGCAGCGCCTACCGGTGCGCAGGCACCATCCGGTTCCTCTGCGGCTGTGGTTGTGGATGATGTTGTAT